GATTTATCTATAGTAATATTACCACTATCAACTAAAGGACCACCTTGTAAATTTGTATTACTAGTTAAACTTCCTATATAACCATACCAACCTTTATTAGCTGCTATACCTGAAGTAGTAACTTCCATTATAATAACAGTATAACCTGCACAAGTATAATCTCCATTAGCACATCTAAATATTTGTTCTGCATAATTAACATCTGTTGTTAAATCTATATTTAAAACATAGGTAGCTGGAGAAGTTATTTCTGCATCACTACCGGTAACGGTTACTACATATTCATCAATAGGCATACTTGAATCTGCTATTGAAACCGTTGTTCTTTGAACTGTGCCAGTTTGAGTTGTAGCTAAACTAAAGTAATTACTTGATGTTACATCTACACCACCTTTTGTTACACCAAGACTTAATGTCATATCTTGCCATCTTAAAACACCATTAGCTGCTCCATTTACAAAATCACATGTTCCTTGTACTGTAGTTATAGTTCTATTAGTATAAACATTAGAACTATTTGCTGGATTTTCTGTACCTGCAACAGGAATTATATCAACTCCTCTTTTAGGATTAATATTATCTGGTCCTGCAATTTCTATAAAACTATTATTAGACACAAGACCACCAACAGTTGTTGTAGTATTAAAAGTAAATGTAAACGTTCTATTTGCTGCGTTGTTTTCATAATAAATATTATCCCAATAATCTTCAGTTATTTGTATATTATAATCCCCAGCAGCAGGGTTTGTTAATGTAAAATAAGGTCCACCGTTTGCTGTAAGCTGTCTGTCTATACCATTTTGATCTATTGCACTAGTTAATGTTACACTGGTAATATCTCCATTATCTATATCTACTCCAAATCCATCTATTAACGTAAAGTCTGCATTTAAAATATCTTCTACTGCAAATGTATTTCCACCTGTTTCTTCGTCCCATGGAGAAGTATTAAACGAACTTAATCCTGCAGCTCCTTCTGCTGAATTTATTATTAATGAATTAAGTTCAGAAATTAACCCAGCGGTTGTAGTTTCCCAAAATATATCTAATAAAGACTCTACTGGTTCTGTTTCATATACAGCTAAATATTGTACCCCTGGTCTTTTTAAGGTTCCTAGATCTGGATTAGGAAAACCTGGCCAAAAAGATAAAACCGTATCTATAGGTAAACTTATATTATAAGCAGTATTACTACTATCTACTATATCAATATCTGGTACACCTGCATCATAAGCTCCTACAAATACACCTTCTGGTACTCCTTCACCAGTTACAAAAGAACCTGCGGTTGGAGTTCCAATAACATTTTTTAAAACCAAAGTACTAGCACTAGTAACAGCGGCGTTTAATAATCCACTAGCTATACCATAGTTAGTAGTAACAATTTGACCGATTTGAGTTTCAGTACTTATTTTTGCTATTAATGGATTAGATTCTAAAGCATAAAATTGAGGATAATAATTAGGTCTAGGAGGATTAGCAGCGTTATAACTAAATAAATCATCTATAGTAGATACAGTAGATACAGTGTCACTAGATCTTCCTGGAAAATATGGAGTATTTGTTTGTCCTATATTTTGAATAGCTGTACCACTATATGTAATTGTAGTACTAGTATTTTCTACTCTTCCAAATAATTGCACAGAACTTCTAAATTGTCTTTGATCAGGTCCAACTTCAGTTAGATCTCGAGGAACTTTATTTATATTATCATTTATTAAAGTAGCGAAAGATGTACTACCTAGTTCAAGTGTTTGATCTTCTGGGTATGAAGCCATAATACCAGGTAAATATACGTTATAGTATTCTTGTTCTGTTTGTTTTACTACTATTTTATAAGAGTACCAACCTAAAGGATTATAACTAGAGCTAGTTGTATCTCCATTATATAAACCAGGCCATTTTGTTGTATTATTTGAATTAGAAGGAGCTAAAGGATCATTAAATAGAACCTTAATAGCATCACCTGGCCAATCTTCCTGTTCAACAGCTGAGGTATTGTAGGCTGAATAAATAGTATCTCCTACAAAAGAAGATCCTCCAGAAGTAGTAATACTATCATTATTAGAAAGTATAACGCTAGATTGTCTTCCGTATCTATCAGCTAATACTACACCTACTTGATAATTTCTATTTTGTTTAACAGAAGAATTAGGATATTCTATTCTACTTACGGTTTGCATATCTGGACCAGCTGGAGAAAAAGTTAAAGGAATAGTATCAGCAAGATTTATAGCTGTATCTACTTTTATTACAGTATTAGGAGTTGTCACAGAACTTACCGTTCCAACTAGAGCACCTGAAGATGTTAAAGTAATTATATCTCCTACTACTATACCATTACCTGCTTCAAAGGGTGTCCATCCAGCTATATCAAAATCTATATTAGCTGCTATATTTTGAGCACCATCTACTGTTGCTGTTCCTGTTTGAAGGTCAAACGCTTGTTTATCTCCTACAGCTACATTATAATTAATACTTTCTAAAGGGGTATGTTTATTTTGGAAATTACCATAAATAACTCTATTGCCCGATATTTCTTGTGATAATGCTCTTACGGGTACTTTATCATAAACTCTTATTATTTCATCACTAGGTAAAGTTTTGAAAGGTTTTTTAGATAAATAAGTATAATCATATATTGAGGTAGCAACAGCGGTAGTAGCAATATCAGCTACAGGTATAGTATCTATAACTTTTACAGCAAGTCCATCAGATTCTTTATATAAAATATCCATTTCAGTTACTTTTAAACTACTATTTAAAGCATTCCCAGCAAAAGGTAGTGGAATTCTTAACTTTATTTCATCTACCTTATTTTCCATAAATGAAACTATTGTGCTTCTATAAGAATCTGTTTGATCGTCTTTTAAGGGAATAGGATAGGTACCAGGATTATCCTGATTAACATACATAAAATATCCATCTTGTTTTGGAATAAATGCAGCTTGTGTAAATGGAGCCATAATAGAATATTCTCCATCTTCAAATTTAAATCTATAACTAAATCTTATAAATTTATCATGTAAATAATCTTCATCACCAGCGAAATCTTTATTATAATAAGGGTTAGCATTAAAAATTAGTTCTGTATTATCATCTAATGACGCTACATTGTCTACAGTTGTTAAAACACCGGTCGAAGCAACATAAGTATCTACAGTGGTAGACAAGGTTGTTATAGTTCCATCAGATGCTACATAAGAAACAGTAGCTCCTAAAGCCCCATATGGATTAGTTACACCAGCTACAGCTTGTAAAATATCTCCTTTAATATTATCAATATCTATAGTAGCAGAAGGACCAGTATGAGCTCCTCTACAGAATGCAGAACCACCATTAGGATAATATTTACTTGTAACATCTTGCATTGTAGTTTCATAAGGAACAGTAGCGGTTGATCCCGCGCTTTCCTGCCAAAAATAAATAGGTTCATAGGGATTATATTTAGCAACAGATATTTGATCTTCTGTTGTATAATGTCCCACCCCTACATCTTCAGCGGTTTGAACGTTTATAACTCTAGGTTGATTTCTATTATCAGTCCAAAATAATAAATCTTCTAATAAATTTATACCATATATAGGATGAGTTCGAGAAAAATTTAAAAAATCACCTTGTACTAATATAGTACCAGTATTTGTTAAAGCATTATATTTAATTATAGCGTTATTTGCGCTTGTACTATAAGTCAATTGTAAAGGACTAGGGTCTACATAATCAGTCCAAAACATGTAAACAGAATCATTTACTTCACTTGGCAACTGTCCAATACACACCCATTTAGTAGCTGTTCCTGTAAGAGTATTTATATCTAATACTTCTTCGTTACCTAACACATTTTCTAACGATCCTACATTAGGACCTTCAGACTTGCTTATTTGCACGTTATTAGCGTCTCTATATTCTCCGTTTGGTATTAACCGAGCATCTAGGTCCTTATTTAATTTACTTTTTATAAAAGTATTAATACTTTTTGCCATTAAATTTTAGTGTTTAATCCATTTAGACTTTCCTCTCATAACTTGAACTATTTCTCCAAGTTTAATATTAGACAGTCTTAGTTTAGCATTTCTTAACGCGGCATATCTATCTTTTTTAAATCTTTGTACAAGATATTCTTGAGTATTAGCTCTATTAGCTAATATATTATAAGAAATACTTTTATACATAGCATCTTCTGCCATTTTAGGAACCTTAGTATCTAAATTATAAGCTAAACCATCAGATATATATTCTAATACTATTAATTTTCCTTCTAAATTACTTGAAAATGTAAACTTACCTTCTCTTTCATTTATCCCAAACCATCCATTCCATTGTGAATATTGAGGATCTAATCCATATAAACGTCCCCAATTAAAAGGCCCATTTAATCCATAATCTCCATAAGCATATCCATAATTTTCCCAATTAGCATACCAGCTTGAATCTAATAATCTAGTATTAGCCGCCCTCCATCTTTCTTCAGTTATAGAAGTTCCTTCTAAATCTTCTCCAAAATTATCTTGAGTAGGTATTCCTGTATCATCTTGTAATAATCTAGCATAAGGATCTGTAGTTAAATTATTTGCTGGATAAATACGATGTTTAACGCCTAGTTCATCTATCCAAGATATATCTACATAATTAACATAATCTTGAGGCATTACTAAAGATAAACTTTCAGGTATAGTTAATTCTTGAGAATGTATACTTTTTAATGTATCATAACTAAACTCTTGTAAAGATCTTTTAGCCCAAAAAACTACATCAGATTTTTTAACTGTTTGTATTAATTTTCCGTCTCCTACATAACCAACCATATAGTTATCAATTATATCACCTAATTTAAGGTATTGATAACCTCCATAATTATTTTCAACAGTTTGTCCTATTGCTTCTTCTGCTGGAGTATTTCCATACTGACCACCAGTTAATATTTTAAGTTGAACAACAATAAAAGCATTTGCTCCCGGAGTAGCAGTTATTGTTATAATATTATTAGTTACAGTATAAGCTAAAATATATTCAGTCCAACTACCTGGAAAACCCGTTACACTTGTATATAATTTAAAATTATTTAAAGCATAGTTTTCTGTAGTAGGATCCCAAGAAGTAGCATCAGTAAATACTAAATCAGTATCAAATGTAGTAGTAAAAGCTTGTCCAGCCGTGTTACCCGCGTCTCCTCTAAAGCCTTGCGCGCCTTGATAATATTGTTGGTTAGTTTCTGTTATTTTTGACATTTTTTATTAAGATTTTTCGTTTACTTCTACTTTTTGAGCTTCTGCTGCGGCTGTTTGTATAACAGTAGGATCATTTATTATAACTCCAGCATATTTTAATATACCTATAGTAATATTTGTTTGCTCTGATACATCTAATTCAAAATCAGTTGATGCAGCAGAACTATAAACATATTGTCCTAGGGTACCAATTGTGAATCCCCAAACTGGAGAAGTAGGTTTAATTACACAGTTTGCTGATACACTAGTTGGTAGAGGATCTATTTTTAATACAATCTCTGGCGAAGTCGCAGGGGCTATTGTTGCGTTAGTTAAATAAGCCAATGGATATTGACTAGTTGGAGTAGTTAGTTTAGATTGGGTTGTAGTAGTATATTCTTTTTTACTTACTAAATCTGTTATTGAATCAGCTTGTGGGTTAATAGTATTACCAGAATAAGTAGATATAATTTCTCCTATATTATATAGTGTCCCAGCACCAGCATATATCCATCCAGTATTAGCTACGTTATAAGTAAAAACCTTATCACCTTCAAAAGGATAAAGTTTATAAGCATTGTTTTTAAACATGTTAAAAAACTCTGTATCATTTTGTGTATTTTGTTGATTTTGACGATTTAATTGGTTACCATCTGGAAAATAGGATAAAAATATTTCCTCTTGTACCTGTGCTGCTAAGCTATTAAATTCAGCTGGAGGAATATAACCTCTCTGTTCTTTGTTTAATATGTATAATACTGTTGTATATACTGTATTTATATTTACCGCCATTATATTCTGTTTATTATAACATAGAGGTGACTGAGTGTCACCCCTATATTATTACTTGTTATTTAAGTTTTTTATCTATAGATTTATAGATTTCTACACCTTCGTCAGTTTTCAAAAACGCGGCGAAAGCTGAGTATGGGTTTTCATCAAATGGTACATTCATTAATTTCCTGTTATTTGATCCCCATGTAAATGTTCTTTGATCTTGTGATAAAATTATAACTCCAGCTTCTTGAGCTTTAATTGCTGTATTTCTTAGTTGTACATTTTCATCTTGTATTAATGCTAAGAACATTTTAGGATTAGCTTTTGCAAACAATAATAAATCTCTTTTTATTTCTTTAGAGGCCATTGTATCTACACTAGATCCTTTTTCAACTCTTAATATAGCTTCGGCATGATCTATATCTATAGTCCTTGCTGCATTTAAAGCATCAATTTCTATTTCTAATTCATCTAACTCCGTAATAGCTACAGCTGTTGCGCTGAATTCATAATAAATTCTATCTCTTAGTGGGTGATATAAAGAAAGTAATTGTTGTAAATTTTTCTTTTCTTTTGGTACCCGTAATTCACCGTCTTTAAAAATAATATGACCCATGGTAACTTCTCCGTTTTGTTCATCAGCAATAGGAGAGTCTTGGTTTGTTGCATATCTTAATTCTCTTTGCTTTTTGTTTATAGGATCAAACCATAGTAAGGCATGTTTTTTAGTATGCTTACCTGGTATAGTTAATGTTAAAGGGTTATCTTTAGTTTTTAAAAAGTAAATTCTATCTTTTACTTCCCAACTTGGTTTAGCTGGTTCTTTTTTTTCTACTTTTGTAGAAACTCTTTGAGGTGCAACCTCAACCATTTCTTCTGCTCTAGCTTGTTTTGCCATAATATAATATAATTAAATAGTTAAAAAAATAATAATTACCCCTGCCCGAAGACAGGGATAGTTATTAATATTGGATTAGTTTTATAATCCTTTAAATAATACAAAGTTGTTAGCAGCTTGCGTTACTAAACATCTTTCTGATAGGAAGTTAACTTCCATTGCATCAAGAGTAGATGTGTAAGCACCACCAGCAGAACCAGTCAACCAAGATTTCATTCTTCTATCATCAGCTTCAGACGCTCTATATCTTACATGTAAGAAAGGTCTACGGATGTTAGTTCCTAAAATTTGATCATAAACTGTACTTGTTCCGGCAGGGACTAATACACCTTCAATTGAATTAATACCAATTATTCCACCTCTTGTAGAAGCGTCATTTAAGTATTTCCAATCAGTTTTATAGAAGTCATAAGAACCTCTTCTGAATCCAGAGAATCCAAGATTAAGTGCCATTTCCTCTGAGTTTTCAAATAACCCAAAAGCAACACCACCATTAAATCCTGCAGATACACCAGCTAGCATATCATCAAAATCTAAAGCAGTACTTCTTTGTAAGAAAAGCATATTTTCTTCGATTGCACCCTGAGTATCTAGGTTTTTAAGTATTGCATCAAACTCGTCAAGTCCTGCAGCAGCAGTAAATCCAGTTTGTACATTACCTCTTGCATTAATTGCAGCAAATAAACCTTGAGTACCTGGTAAAGCAGCTGTTTGATAAGGAGCTGTACCACCCGCAGCATTTGCGTTAGTTTCACCCTCAACCATTGCCATTTCTAAGTAATCTTCGAATCTTAATCTAGTTTCAGACTCAGCTTTTAGATACCATAAGTATCCTGAAGCTCCATCTTCTGTAGCAACTTCAACCCATCCAATTTGTGCCATATCAGAACCCGATACAACGTATTGGTTTCTTATAATGACTGGTGAGTTAGAAAATTGCGTAAACGCAGGATCAACACTTACTCTAACAGCGGAGTTACCTACGCCAGCAGCAGTTAATGTAGTTCCTTTAGTATAATCAGAACCATAAACAAACATTTTTACTCCTCCAGCAGCAACACTAAATCCTTGAGCTGTTAAAGTTGTGTTTGGGTTAAGACATTGTACGACTACGTTACCACCTACGCCTGTAGTAGTTGCAACAACTATTGCTTTAGCTTCTAGACCATTTACTGGATCTAAAACTACAACGGTATCATTTACTGATATAACATTGTTAGCAGTAGCTGCAACTGTTATTGTGGAAGGATTACTTCCAACAGCACCGGCAGCGGCTTGTGTAGCGTTATCATACGCAATGTGTAATCTGTTTTGTTCAGACCAGATTACTTGATCTGAGGTCATAGGCATCTCTGCTCCGACCATTCTTAAGAAGCCAGATAACGTTCTGTTTCCATAACGCTCTACTTCTTGTTCATAAATTTCTGGTAGATATTGCTGTGCAAAATCATTTGCCCCAGCGTCAAACGTTAAATAGTTTGAAGCTAGAGTTTGCTGAATCTGCGACGGTAAAATCGTACCAAATTGTGGAGATAAACTCATAATTTGTTAATTTTAATTGTTAAATTTTCGTTTTTTAATTTTCAATTTTGTAGAATCTGCACCACTAATAGATCTTACTTTCAAGCCTCCGATAAAAACTTCACCCGTATTACCTTCTCTTGCTTTCACATCAGAAAGATTTTTAGATTTGTTTACGACGTCTTTTACAGCGTCAGCTTTGCCTTGTTCGTAAAAATGATTAGCAATTTGATCTACATTTTCAGCAGCATAAATAGCCTTATGATAACCAATCGGGTCCGTTACGTTTCCTTCTCCATCTAGGAACTTCCCAACTAGATTAGTAATATTGGATTGGTTTTCGGCAACTTTATCACGATTTTGAACATTATACTTATACTTTTTATCTCCTACATTGATATCAAAACCTTTGAAATCACTGTTGAATACGTCAGTAGTTTTTTGTTTAAAGTCTGCGTGTAGTTGCTCAGCATGTTCTTGTTGCTGATTGTAGCGATTGAAAAACTCCGTAGCTTTTTGTTGTTCTTGAGTAACACCCGGTCTCAACTTGATCTCGTCGTAATATTTTTGTTTCAAGTCCTCCAAATAGTTTTTGGCGTTTGCAATTGCTTCTTTTTTAGCGAGTTTTTTCTTTTTGACGTCACGCTCTTCGTCAACTTCTTCATCATAATAGAAATTATCTTCTATTACAAAACCTATTTCCTCATCATTAAGATGTGGTTTAGATTTTTTATAATATTCTTGTAATAATGCTTCTTCATTTATAGTAGAATAATCAGCATTTAACCTAGTATAATCTTCTATAGTACCACCAGTTTCTTTCATAAACTCTACAAGTTTTTCTATATTTTCTGGTAATTCTTCTTTAGGAATAGACTCTGATACTTTATCAACTACAATATTGTCTGGTTGTTTAGTATCCTCTTCGGTTACTTCTGTGATCGGAGAAAACCCTTCAGTAGTCTCGTTGGACTTTTGTATAGGTTCTCCCATCTCTGTGCTATCTCCGGATGGTTTTTCCACAGGAATCTCCTTTGTTTCTCCGATTTGAATGGCATCTTCTTCTTCTTTAATTAGTTCTTTTGGTACTACTACTTTAGTAACGTTATCTGGAAGCTCTATTAAAGGTTCTCTAGGATTTACTTTTACTTTAGTAATATTGTTTTCGGTTTTTCCTAAATTTTTAGGAGTTTTCTTTTTTGACTTTATTTTAAAGTCACCTTCTTGTTTTACTTCCGCTTGGGAAGTTTCTTCTGTTTTTGACATAATATAATATAATTAAATAATTAATGTTTAAATAACAGGTGGTACTGGACCAGTAGGTGATATAGCTCCTTCTAATTCAAAATTAATAGGATCACTATCATTTTGTCTTTGAGATATCATTTTACTTTGTTGAGTACCTTCCATTTTTATTCTTTTATCTTTACGATTTTCTATGAGTTGTTCTCTTTCTTTTTCTTCTTGTCTTTCAAGACCTTTTAGTTCCATAGCATTTTGATGTTCTGCTACTAATTTTTGTTGATCTAATTGGGCTTGTAATTGCATACGATCTTTTTCAAATTCACTCTTAGCTTTTTCATATTCTACATTAGCTCCACTAATAGCTTGTTGTTTTTGTACTTCAGCTAGAGCAGTTTTCTCTGCTGTATCAGCTTGAGCTGCTGCTTGGGCTTGAATATTAGCTTGTTGATTAGCTTGGTCTTCAGCGTTTTTAGCTTTACGTTTAATCTTAAGCATTTGATTAGCTAATTTAAGATTTTTAATTTGTCTTAAATCTATAGCATCTTCTAAATCTATTCCTTGAGCTTGTAAAGCTACTTGAATATTTTGTTCTAATTGAGCTTCTTCTTCTTCATCAGGTTCTAATTCTAAGAATATACCGAAGTCATGTAAATTAAGATTTACAATTTCTTCTAATGTTTTAATATTAAAAGTAGATATAGAATTTTGTAATGCCGCTTTTGTTAATGGAAACTCTAAGGCATCCGCTATTTTTAATCCTATATTTTCTGCTAATTTTAATGTTAAATATAAACTAGACTGTACAATATGTCTAGTAGCTACATTAGATGCGTTAGCTGCAATCTTTTGCAATCCTACTAGTGTATTTCTATCTGGTGTACTTCCATCTCTAGCTTCATTTAATCCGGTTACGTCTCTTATCATTTGTAAATAATACTGATAAGTTTGAATTAAACTTTGTATTTTAGCTCCACCCGCAGATGAATTAAGTTCTTGAATAGGTACTTTACCTGGATTCATATCTCCTTCTTGAGTAAGAGATCTACCAACTATAGAACCAGTTTGGAAATACATATTCAATGCCTCCGCTGGATTATAATTTGTTCCATTACCTAAATCAACCTCTGCTAAACCATCCATATCTAAATAAATACCGTCTGGAACTAATCTTGAAATCACTTGTTGTAATTTTAAATGAGTCAACTGTATCATATCAGCAAACCCTATACACTTACTTACTATAGATTCAATTCTACCTTTGTATATTCTAGGAGAACAAATAGCATAATTCATTTTTACTTTAGTAGTGTCTGCCATAGGTCTTGACATGTTTTCAGCTAAATTCCATTTTAACATGGTATTAGTTCCTAAAACTTTTGCTCCACTATATAATACTTCTATAGATCTTGAAACTCTTTCAAAGTTATCACTATCTGGTGGATTAAACGTGTCAGGTTTTTCTAAAGCTTTTTCTAATCCTTGATCAGTATGTTTTATTTTAAACACCTGATTATGGTATGTTTTATAATCAAAATATAAAACTTGTACAGTGTTTTCATCATAATCCCCCCATCCTGTAATATAAGATCTATTTCCAGGCATTGCTTGAATTCTTTCTAACTCTTCTTTAGATATATTAGGAAATTCTTTTTTAAGTTCTGGTATAGTTATAGCTTTTAATTCTCCTACATAATATATATCTTCAAAATTTGGATCTTCAGTATAAGAATATACCATATAAGCTGGATCTACGTAATCTACAGTTACCCCTTCTGCTGTATTAAAATTAGTTTTAGCAGCAGCAATTCCACATACTGTTAAATCCATGTTTAATCTTCTTCTAATAAGATCATATTTATTTTGAGCTAAAATACTAGATATAGCTTCTTCTTCAGCTATTTCTATAGATTGCTTATATTTTAACTGCATATGTAATTCTAACTCATCTTTAGATTCTGGAACAATATCAATATTAGGAGTTTGATATAAATTTAATCCTAAAGTATTTTTTAATTCCTCTAAATATTCTTGTGAGAGCATATCTTCATAAATTTTTGAAGCGTACGCGGTTCTTTTCTTTATAGATTCAGGATCTTGAGCATAAGCTTTTATATCATAAGTCTTTTGAGATATGCCATTAGTTACTATGTCTACAAATTTAGATAATATAGGAACTGGTTTCCAGTCTAAATTAAGGTAAGATAAATCACCATTAATAGCTAATTCATCTTTATATTTTTGTATAGATTGCTCTCCACGAGCATATAATCTTAATTGGTGAAAGTTATTCCAATTAGTTAAATATCTATTACCATTAGTTCTTCCTTGACGAAACCACTCTTGTTCTATTGCTTGTGCAACTTGTTCGCCATATTCCCACGTAGCTTTTTCAGCATCACTCACTACTTGACTAGGAAATGGGCTATTGGTGTTAGTATATATATTCATTTAACTTATAATTTTTGATGAATTTCCTCTATTATCGTATCTTTTTATACCTAATTCTACAGATTCTTTTTTAATCTTATTTACTGGATAATACCTATGTTTATTACAAGCCATAAGCGCTAGGCCTGAACTAATAGAAGCATCATGTGTTGTTCTATTGTTTATATTAAATCTAGCCCAATCTTCTAAAGTTTTTTGAAAATACATATCACCATATCCTCTTTCTTTTAACCCAACAAAATGTTCTATATAAGTTTCAATTGCTGCGGCGTGTGCTTGTTTAATATCTTCACTTGAATTAGGTATTCCACCTATTTCTCTTTCTGTAACTGATAGTTTATTAATTTTTTTATCGGGTCTGTTCATGGCAAACCCTCTATAACCTCTTCTTTTAAAATAATATAAAAGTCTTGGTTTATTGTTTTCTGCAAGTATTGGCATTCCATAAAATACACAGGCCATTAATACGTCTTCAAAAAATATTTCCGCTGTTTGTGGTCTAGCTATATATTCTAAAAAGAAATGATTAGGAGGAACTTGCTCCATACTAAATTTAGTTAAACCATGTAAAGCACCTTTAGATCCTCTACCATCTACTGTTCCTGATATATCATAAGGGTCACATCCCAAAGCACCACAGTGTTCATTACCAGGATAATTTATACCATTTTTTATTTGTCTTTTATTTTGCAAATGTAAAGGCGGAACCCAACTAATTAAAAACCTTCCCTGATTGTTAGGAATAAATATTACATTAGTATCTTTTTCTCCATTTTCCCATTGAAAACTACCTCTAGTTATTTTAATAGAATTTTTAATATCTTCATTATAATCTATTTGTTGATAGATTTTAGTTAAATTAAATAAAGATTCTTTAGACTCATCTCGAAAAGCATGTTTAGTGGTTCTAGGAAATTGTCTATAAAATTCATTTAAACCGTCTTG